ATTCTCCAGACGCGTAAACCCCTAATACCGTCTTCGATCACCGCTTTTATCAACACCTTGAGCTTCAGGCGCTTGGTAACCACTAGGACTTGTGCCTTAGCGCGTTTGGGGTCTAGGCAGGGGAAGAATATAGATGTCCCTCGTTTGAACTTTCTCCAGTTAACCTCGTAGCTAACTCCCTCCAGTTTCATCCCTGATCTCCACAGGCAGTAAGCCCTCTACATCCATGAAGCCGTTGACCGACGTGTCGAAGAATAGTGCTTGTACGCCGAGGGTGTTAATCCTCATGCCCTTCGACATCCGCTTAGTGTCGCTCCTTATGTATACACCGTCGTTCTTTAGCCTACGCAGGGTTTCCTTGTAGTTAATCTGGAACTGGACGCAGTACTCCTTGAACTTCTTAGCTGCAAAGAACAGCATCTTGGTGTCAGGTTCATACCGAATGATTAGCTCGCCCTTCGGTTCCATCTTCGGTTTAACCTCCATGTTAGAACGGCTGTCCACTTGGTCGTCTACGACGAGCGTGTTCTGGATGTGGCGGTTCACAAAGTCCCCGATGATTTGGCTTGTGTCCGTCGCTGGCGGCTCAATCTCTTGTCTCAGCGTGATAATCATGTTGCATGCCCACTGGTATATATCGTTCATATTCCAGTCGATTAGGTCCAGCATCTTGGCGATAAAACCTGCCGTGATGTTAGCGGCAACGCCAGCGGACCAGAAGCGTTCACGCTGCGTTAGACGTAGCTGCAAGTCAAGCCGAGACTGGATGTTCTTACATGCTTCGAGAACCTCCTCCATGTTGTCTAGGACATAAGCCATAAAGATGGGCCCAGCGTGGCCGTAGTTATCCATCAGCTGCTGGTCGAACATCTGCTTGCCTTCTTCGGTGCTAATGGCATCCGTCTGACTAATACGGTACTCGATCAGGCGCATCATCTCCCCGTCAGGGCTATCCTTGCGGATAGACAGCTTTTCATAGAACGATGCGTTCGACGTACATATCGAGATAGTCTGCCACGTGGTCTCGTTGATACGTAGCTCGTTGCCACCCGCGGTCATACGTTCTTTGCCCTTACCTTGGGACATACCGTAAACCAACTCAGAGAAATCATCAGCGCTCATATTGGTGATTTCGTCCACACAATATGGCAGGTTGCACATGATGGCCAACCACTGCATCTTTGCGTTCAGCGTGTCTGACTTCTTAGCAATAAGTTCGGTGGGGTGCCCATAGACACTCATAGCCATACGAGCGATGGTTGTCTTACCCGTGCCGGACTCAGGACTTACGAGGTTGATGGCAGCACCGGACTGCTTAAGGAACTTCAAGAGTGGAGCACCAAAGGCGCTAAGCGCGGCGAAGGCATGGCCTTCCAACCCGGGGCGTCCGTACAGCGACCACACTTCTTTCCATTTATCGAGAGAACCCACCGGCCCCATATACCGTGCTAGTGGCGCTGTGATTGCCGAAGGGGGGCTGTAGAGCATACCATCCCGAGTAACTTCTTGATCGCCGATGACAAAGCGGCTGTTGTTGTCTGCCCATCCAAATTGATTACGCATGATTTCTAACTTTCCTGTGTTCTGCGTAGCGTTCACCGACAGCATCACGTAGTCCATGAACATGTCGAACTTCTTAGGGTGAATAGCTACGCTGTATGTTGATATAGCTTTGCGAAGTAGGTCTTTCGAGGACACCTCGTTAAGGGGCACCGAAAAATCTTCTACTCCATCGAGCGGTAGGTGGCGGCGGAAGACTAGGACTTCTCCCATCTTCCTGTCCTTCATACGCTTCACGATGTAGATGTCGTTGTGGTATACTAGGATAGGCTCCGCTTCGTCGCCGTCGCCCTTTGGTGGCTTACGCCATATACCCCCGCCTTCCCCACGGAAAAACGGGAACGGGTATTCTGGTATATAGAATGTTTCTGACTTAGGTCCTGTGGGTGTATCTATGACCTCTTCGACTTTGTTGCTCTTAGCTTCGTTTATCTTACGCCCAAGATACTTAGGGCCGAGGATTTCCCCCTTCCATTTGCATCCTTGACATAAAGCTGGGTTCTTCCCTTCAAACTTAGCGCAGCTAGTTGCACCCTTGATGGTGGCTACCTTGTTTTCCACCGTGGCAGGGTCGTATTCTGGGTGCCCTTCGGACATCATATGTACCGCCTCGGGCGCATCTTCGCACATGGCAGCGACCGAGATAGCGTGGAACCAGTCGTAATAGTCTATGGTATCACGGTTCCTGTACGCGTGGAGAAGCTGTGCGCACCCTTCACCCTTTTCACTGCGGCGCATAATCTTGCCGAAGTTGAACTGGACGCTTTTGTTCATAGCCTTACCGAGTTCGGTAGGCTCCCACTTGGGCTGCGCTGCTAGGTGCTTCACACCTAACGTCTGTATAAGCCAGTCAAAATTAACCGGCTTCCCGACGAGCATTACTTCGACCGGTTTTGGGGGGTCGTCTTTGAAGTTCAACGTGCCCGGTATGCGCAGTATGCGCGCCGCCTCAAACACTGCTGGGTCCACAAAGAAGTTATGGGTGTAGCACAAGTCACGGAGGCGGAGGGCGACAGGCTCCCACTCTTCGCGGGTTACGTCTCGGTCAAGCGTCCAGTATGCGTGTATACCGCGCCCTGAATTAACAAGGGTAGGTTTGGGTAACCCTGTGAGTCCACAGAAGTCCCGTAGCGCGGCAAGACCTGTCTCTTGGTCTATATAACCGTCAGGGCGGCCAGTTTTTTCGCTGATTGCGGCTTTGCTTTCGCCGCAGTCGATGTCTAGCCATAAGGCACGGAGCGCCTGTACGTTGTCCTTGGTACGCCCTGCGTCTGTCTTATATTTAGCAACACCGAAGAAAACATTACGCTCTTGGGAGAGGTACAGAGCGGCTACCCTATCTGCTTCCTCACGCGTCTCAACCAGCGTCTGTCTTACATCGTCTTTGCCTTTAATACCGAAAATCGCAAACCACCCTTCAGATGGCTGTACTGTCGATAGGAGGTCAAACTCTTCCATTGGGCACACTCGTCACTGCAGGTTAACCTGCTTACTGCTTGTGGGGGATGAAACTTAAACAGGGAAGTTGGTGATGTATTTACGGATAAGCCCGATAAACTCGCCCTGCGGGGCGCTAACCCCGCAGAACCAGTTGTATACAGACTGCCGTGTGGCACCAAGGTCACGTGCAACTTTGCTCACAGAGACTCCATGCTTAATGCACGTCCTCCCTAGCTGCACACCCAGATGCCCATCGTCAGCTTCGCTATTAGCTTCAATGGTTTTGAGGCTATAGCCGTAAGTCATTAATCATCCTCATCACTACCCCAGTTGCTAATGACAGCAGCTAGGTTGGCTTTAGGTTCTGCGGTAGCGTCACTCTTAGCAGCAGGGCGCTTCGTAGGCTCCGCTATAACAGCGGAAGCTTCTTCGTCCGGTTCATCCGACCGAGCGATTTGCGGTGCGGGGGCAGGAGCGGCTGGCTCCTTCTTTACACCATCCTGCTGGGCTACGGTTAGTTCGCACATACGCTTTGTAGCTGCGTCACTCTGCGCACGTTTAACGAGTTCCCGCTCTTCGTCGCTGGTACCGCGCACAGGAGTAAAGAGAAGCTCCATGCTATCGGCGTTGAGGTCGTAGCTAATGTTGGTTACCACTGTATCTGGCGACTCGTGGTTAGCTAGCAGGTAGCGCACATAGCTTTCGAACGGATGCACATTGCCCACACCCTTACCAAAGAGCGACTTGGCTGGGACGTTGAACTGGTACACTTCCCCTGTGGGGTCGTTAGGTAGGATGACTGCGATACGACGCTGATAGCGGCATGCGCGGCCCTTACCGTTACTGCCTGAGCCGACCACGTTCTTAGGGCAGCTTACGCAGTTTGCTGACTGCTTGTTACCCGCAGCAGCTTCTGGGGCGTCGCCGTTGTTCGACCAGCAATCTGGTAGAGTTGGCTTAGCGTTAGGGTCGTAAGCCCCAGCATAGAACACACGGCTAACCTTGGGCAGCGCATGGACGATAATGACATCAATGTCGCCACGTACCGCATCGCCAATCTGCTCACCGTTTACAAGGCGCTTAAACGTCCCGTTGGTGTTGGTCTGGATACGGCGGTTAGTGCCACCCCCTACGCTAGCAGCGAAACTTTTGGCGAGTTCACTGAGTTGACCACGGTTAGCCGAAGTCGAGATTGCACCGGGCTGTTTGAAAATAGAAACTTCATTGGACATGGGTATATCCCCTTATTTAGATGTAGGTTTACGGACTTGTACGACGTACTTGTTATCGGCTTGTAGGCCAACAGGAAGAACCTCTGGGTTGTCTGCCAAGAACTGCTTCAAGTTACCATTATGGATGCGTTGTTCTAACAGGAAGGGTGCATCGTGTTCCTTAATGAACTGATACATCGCATCCCAATCGCTCGTCCAGTACCGAGTGTTAACCCGACGAGAGACCGTTCCTGCGTTGGTGCGTAAGCTATCTACATCCAGCGTATTGCAGATGTCGAGTAAGCCTCCGGCAACAAGGTCTAATTGTTCTTTCAGGGAGGCAAGTTCTTCCTTGAACTCCTCCTCTTTGTCACGGATGGCATCACGGATTTTCCGGTATGCGGTCACCATTTCTTCTACTGACTGTTCTTTATCCATCATTTGCTCCTTCGTGTCGGGGTAGGCATACCCCAAACCCTTCATATACTAGCCTTTGACATTGTCAAGCAGTATCACTTACCATTTCTCGGTATAGGTCGATAATTTTTTCGTGGTTCTCGATGTTGCCTCGGAGCATACCATACAGCCGCTCCTCCACTGGGCTTCCCTTGATGTGCACAATGGTCATAGCGTTCTTCTGGCCGGGGCGATTGATACGGGCGTTTGCCTGTAGGTATGTCTCCACACTGGTCACCGGTGCGTACCAGATGATTGTGTCTGCTGCCGTAAGGGTAAGCCCGTGAGACGCAGCTTGTGGCTGTATGAGTAGCACGTGAGGGTCTTTCCGTGACTGGAACTCCTCGACAATCTCACTGCGCTTGTTCATTGACACTTTGCCGTTGATGACCGCGCAACTAATCTTGTGTTTGGTGAGGTGGGCTTGCAACAATTCGATGGTGTGCGTGAACGGTATGAATACCAGTACCTTACTAGTAGCTTCTTCGATAACTTCCGTGACCACATTCAGGCGGTTCGATACGTCGAACTCGATGACTTCCTTAGTGTCCGTGTAGACCGCACCCCCGCTGATTTGCAGGAGCTTGTTTATCTTGGTCGCTGCGTTGACCGCACTGACCTCCTCACCTGCCGCTTCGATGAGCATCTCGTTCTTAAGCTCATTGTAGTACTTACGCTGCTGGGGGGTGAGAGGCGCTTCGCGTTCAGTGTACGTCACTTCTGGTAGGTCGAGGCAGTCCTTCTTCTCAAACCGGATGGCTGGCTGGAGTACGCGGTGAACAATGCGGTCTGCGCCGGGGCGTGGTGCCCACTTGAACTGGGTTACCTTTGTCATAACCGAGTCGCGGAACTGGCCGAAGTATTTGGGGCAACCGTCAGGGTTTACGAGCTTCGCTAGACCAAACGCATCAACAGGGCTTTGTGCTGCTGGCGTACCAGTAAGCATCCATAGCGCTGCGTCGGTGCTCTGTAAGATTTGCGCTAGTACTTTCCAGCGGTTTGTCTGTGGGTTCTTGTAGGCGTTCGCCTCGTCCACCACGATGAGGTCGAAACCACCAGCTATAAGCTCGTCCTTAACGACAGCTACCCCGTCGAAGTTTATGATGACGAACTCAGCGCCAGCAGCGATAATCTTTTTGCGTTGTTTGGCGTCACCGTGGGCGACGGAGCAAGACCGGTGCATAGCGAAGGTGAACAAGTCACGTTGCCATGCCGACTTCATGATCGAGAGAGGTCCAAGTACGAGGACGCGCTTAATCTTACCTAGGTTTAGCAGGTAGTCAGCTGCCCAGATGACGGATGCGGTCTTACCTGTGCCTTGCTCGTTAAAGCAGAAGGCGCGTTTGTGCAGGGTGAGGAACGACGCGGTTGCCTCTTGATGGACGAAGGGTTTGAACTTACCGGTCCACGCATAGTCGCGCTTAATAGGTGATGGGACATCGGCAAAGCCAAGGGACGCCAGCGTCTGGGCTTCTTTTAGCCCCCACTTGACGGCCACTTCGCCGGTTTCGATGATTACGCTTTTAGGTATGCTCTTAGTTACTAGGCTTGGGTCGTCAGTCGTTAGGACTAACGCACGATTATCAACGATTTGCATGGGTGTATTTCCACCTTAATAAAGTCACTTCTTACGTTTGCGTTCCCGTGCACTGGTTTCAGACACTAGGTTCTTCTTGCTGTCCCGCTTGAACGAGCGGTTGGCCGACTTGTTCTCAACGCGCAACCCTGTCTTGTTGTTGCCGCCTTTGTCAAATGCTTTTACGTGGGCAACGTCTTTCCCGTCACCCTTGCTGACTTTGCCAGCCTTCGTCATCTTGGCACGGGCTGCATTGCGCGCAGCACGGTTCTTCTTCTGCTGCTCAGT